CTGGGATGAATTTTTGAATAAACTTCTTCCGACCGTGAATGATGAAAATTGGCGAGAAATTAAAAAGGGACTGGAAGATAGATTTGGGGAATTTTTAGTTTAATAAAAATAGTATACTTACAAAAAGCCTCTTTCTTTTGAAGTGCTCAAATATTGTAAGTTTGTAAGACAGGAGATGATTCTAGAGTCATCTCCTTTTGCCGATTTAGTCGGGGATGTTTTGTAAACATTTATCCGTAAATGGTACTGAAAAAGCAGGTTCGAATCCTGTAGTCGGCTTTGTGGAAAGGGATAGAATAGTCTAATTAACTATTTGAACGGTATCCGAGCCTCTCCCTCTTCCCATCTTAATCTCGGATTTCGGAAGGAAAGAAAATGAATGAAAATTTTATTGGAATTTATTGTATTGAAAATATATTGAATCACAAAAAATATATAGGATCAACAAAAAGAGGGGTAGAGCGGTGGAAAGAGCATCAATATGAACTTAGAACAAATCGTCATAAGAATCCTCATCTCCAACATTCGTGTAATGAAAATGGTTTAGACAAATTTGATTTTTATATTTTAGAAGAATGTGATGAAAAAGATTTTGAAAATAGAGAAAATTATTATATTGATTTATATAATACTAGAAATTTAAATTTTGGCTATAATATTGCTTTAGGAGGAAATGCTCCAATGTCTGGAAGACATCATACTAAGAAATCGATAGAAAAAATGAGTGTGGCGAATTCTGGAATTAATAATCCTAATTATGAAAAAGAAAGAACTCCCGAAGTAAAAGAAAAAATAAGCAAGACACTTATGGGACATAGTGTAAGCGAAGAGACAAGAAAACTTATGAGCGAGAAAAGCAAGGGAAGACCCGTTTCTGATAAAACAAGAGATAAAATGAGAATAAATAGAGCCGGAAAAGTTTTTTCAAAAGAATGGCGCGAAAATATAAGAAAAGCATTAATTGGAAAAAAGGGATTAAATTCTACCTCAAAATTTAGGGGAGTGTCTTTTTATAAGTCTTATAAAAAGTGGGACGCTATTTTCACATTTCAAAGAAAACATTATAGATTGGGTCGTTTTGTTAACGAGATTGATGCTGCCAAAGCATATGATAAAAAATGTTGGGAAGTATATCACCGATTAGATTTACTAAATTTTCCAGAAGATTATGAAGGAGACGATTGATATGGCGAAACGCCTAAAGAAGAGAATAATCGCTGAAAAGTTTCGTTGCAGGAAATGTGGGATATCTAAAATAGCAGACGATTATTATCGATCTACGGAACCAGATTTAGACCTAAACGGAAAGATGGCATTATGCAAACTTTGCGTAAAGGATATTACAGATGGATTTATTGATTCAGAAAAAGCGATGGATAAAGGCATTCTGAAGACCTGTCGAAAATTGAATGTACTATTCGATAAAGAACTGTGTGATAGGACTGTTGCTAAGGTACAAGAGATTGAGCAGGGTGGCAAGGCTACCGAAATGGTGTTCGGATTCTATCTGAGATTTCTGTTTGCTAAGAATGCAGATGGGAAAGATTTGACTTTTGAGGAATTGGAAAATGAAGTGGGGGTTCAACAAGAAACAGCAATCGAAGAAAAAATTGAAATTGCCCCCGAAATGAAACAGTTTGAAAAAGATTGGGGAAAAGGATTGACAGTCGATGATTATACTTATTTGGAAGAAGAACTTGCAAGTTGGGAAGCAACTCATCGGAGTGATACCAAGGCTGAAAAAACACTTCTTCGTTTAATAGCCTACAAAGAATTGCAGATTAGGAAAGCAAGAGAATCTGACCCAATTGATCCAGAATTAGAAAGAGCGTTTACTAAAGAGATTCAAGATTTAATGAAAACCGCCGCTATTGACCCAAGTAAGGCAAACGCCGCCAGTCAAGGCAAAGGCAAAGAATCTTTTTCGGCATTTATTAAGATGATCGAAGAAACCGAGCCAGCAGAATTTTACAAAGATAAGGGACTTTTCAAAGACTTTGATAATATCGAATTTTACTTTGAAAAGTTTATAACTAGACCATTGAAAAATTTTGTAATGGGTTCTCGTGATTTCAACGTTGAAACAGAAAAAGATGGTGATGATGAGGATGATTCGTTTGATATTTCTGATATGGGAATAGAAGATGACGTTCCCGTTACAAAAGAGGAAAGTCCTAAAAAGGAGGAATAGAAATGCCAATCAAACCCTCCTTTTTTCAGGGTAAGAATATCCAAACGCAGGGACTTTTCAAACAACGTAAGGATATGACCATCCATGAAGAAGTAACACTTGAAAAACGTCAAAAGTTTAAATTGTGGATTACTTTTTATCGTCGTAATTTAGTAAGATTCATTGAGACATATTTTGAAATAAAACTCCATCCCTACCAAAAAATAATGATATGGCTTCTGCAAAGAAGCAATTTGGCATACATTGTCGCAAGTAGAGCCAGCGCAAAAACTTGGGTGGTGGCTGTGTATAGTCTTGCTATGGCAACATTATATCCGGGCATTAAACTTAAGATATGTGCCAAGACAATGAAACAAGCATCCGAAATATTGAAGGATAAACTTCAGTCTCTCAGAGATACACATCCAATGATAAATAGAGAATTGGATACCATCATATGCAACGCTAATGGAAATGAAGCAAACTTTTTCAATGGCAGTATGATTACCGTTGTCCCATCATCCGATAGTGCAAGAGGCGGAAGATGTTCGATTTTGCTTGTTGAAGAAAGTCGATTGGTTCCAAGAGATACTATCGAAAAGATCATGATCCCCATGTTGGAAACGCGCAATCCGCCTTATCGGCAACTTCCGCAATATACCGATGAACCTTTACTTCAAGAGGAAGGGCGCATAATATATATTAGTTCTGCGGGCTATAAGAGCGAATCGTGGTTTGAATATGTTAAGACCACCATTAAGAGAATGTTGTCTGGTGATGAAACAGCTAACTTTATGGCTCTTGATTATTTGATTTGTTTGAAACATGGTATTAAAACTAAACAAATGCTTAAGAACGAAATGCAAGATTTGGATGATGTAACCAAGCAGTTAGAATATCTTAACATACCCAGTGGACAATCAGGGAAATCTTTTTATCGCATATCTCTTTTTCCTCGAAAGATGAAAAGAGCATATTATCCGCAGTATATGGAGAATTATAATCCGAAGAGAAACCCGTATGATGTTCCTAAATCAGATGGTGAAATTCGATTATTGTCGCTTGATATTGCCGCAAGGGCGAACAAAACTAATGACATAACGTCTATTTGGGTTTCCAGACTAATTCCATTGATAGGAAAAGGATATAATAGGCAACTTATTTATGGGGAAAGTCATAAGGGAGCCAATGGATTATTTCAGGCTAAACGAACCAAACAGATTTTTCATGATTTAGGATGTGATTATATTGCTATGGATGTTTTGAATATGGGTGCGTTTTTGTATGATATACTGACACAATTAACACCCGATGAAGAACGTGGCATAGAATATGATCCTATGACTATTGTGGAAGATTTTGAATTGGATATTCCTGAGAAAGCAAAAGAAGATTTGACGAAAAGAACATATGGAGTAAATGCTAAACCAGTTATTTTTCCTATTACTGGTTCACAAGAACTCAACTCTCAGATTGCTATTGCATTTAAAGATACTTTGAAAAGAAAGTTATGGGATTTTCTTACTCCAGACGCAGAGGCCGAAGAGTTTCTATTGAAAAATTATAAAGACTTGTTGACCGATGAAGAGGGGGAATTGAAAGCATTTTTATTAAACCCATACGTCCAAACAAATTTGCTCATCGGGGAGTGCCTGAATTTGAATATGGAAATGATCAATGGGAGAGTGAAATTGAGCGAAACTCCAGGTTCACATAAGGATAGATTTTCTAGCGTAAGTTATTTGAATTATATCGTGTATAAATATTTTGATCCTACTATCAAGAAAGTAGAAGATAATAATGATACGGATTGGGATGTTCTTCAGCAAATGACATCCTTTTTATAAACTATGAAAGGAGGATAATAGAATATCTCAATGAGTGAAGAAAATGTAGAAAATAAAGATGGAGAAAAAGTAGAAATTCCGGCTGAGATTGTTTGGGATGT